TGAAAAATTTTAATGGCGGGTGTATTAAGAACATCTTGAAACCATTTTAAGACTTTTTTACGATCCATATTGCCCCCTCCTTCGTGCGCAATCGGATAATAACCTGACCAATTTTTAACAGCGACAGCGATCCCGGTGACATCGCCTTCACCTGTAATAGCACCTGATCCCATTCTTTTTAACTCGGGATCTTTGGTTTCTAAGTCTATGGAAATTTCTTCGTAAGAAGATAGGTCGGGAAAATCATCAGGAGGTAACCATTCTGTTTGAGGTCTGAATAAAGGAATCTGCATTATTCCTTTTCTTTTAAAGTAAAACCATGTGGTAAGGGTTTAGTGTGATCGCCATAATCTCTTTCAATAATCATATCAATATAATGTTTGGCTTTTTCTAAGTCTTGAACTTCTCCTTTATGTCTATGTCTACAGATATATTTAATAGCATTCCCTTCTGCAAAAGGCAAATTATTTTCATTTATAAATTGAGCAGGTTGAATCTTCATATCTTTATAATGAGATCCTCCTATTTGTTTTTTGTAAACTTTCATATGGGATAACTTTTGTAAAAATCTTTAGGTTCAACAATATGCAAGTGTTCCTTGGTACGTGTGGCACCCACATAAAACAATCGATTTTCATCATCAGGATTTCTTTCATATCCTTTTTGTGTATTTAAACTTAAATCACTTAGTAAAACTACATTTTGTTCTTCTCCTCCCTTGACACCATGTATCGTTGATAATAAAATACGGGGCTTTTTAGTCAATTGTTCTCCATTACTTCTCATCTTTCTAATGTACTCCACTCTTCTAAAAGGTGCTTGATCTAAAGCTTCATACCAAACTGCTTGTGTCATTAAACCAAAATCTTTTTTTAATTGAGTAATATTGTAAAAACTATCTTTCACCATTCCAAATATTTTTTCTTTTTGTAAATTTTTTGGACTCATATAATTGAGTATTTGTCCTATCTTATGATAGGAAAGAGATGCCCCTTGTCGTAATTTTTCCCACTCCGTGATAGCTTCGTATAAATCGTCCTCATAAGAACGTTTGAATTTATTTTTGTAGAATAATCCTTTGCGATAAAGTACTTCTTCCAAGTCATTTAACATAAATTTGGTGCGTGCTAGTACCAACCACTGTCCTTTATTCATATCAATGTGATCAAAATCTGGATGATATGTTAAAGATCCTTCAGCTACTCGTGGGCTCCAAGTTTTTGCTAATCGATTTGAAACTCGTCCTATAAGACGTAGAGCCAGATCATGAACTTTTCGAGGAACTCTGAAAGACTCTGTTAAATGTAAAAATTTTCCTTTTTGAGTAATGAAACTATCTACATCGGCACCGGCCCATCGAAAGATAGCTTGATCATCATCACCAGCAATATAAGAATCTCCGGATTTATTCCAGATACTTTTGGCCATATCCCATTGCATTAAAGATAAATCCTGAGCTTCATCAATAAAGACGACATCAAATGCGGGAGATGCATCTGATTTAATGAATTCTAAAATCATGTCGTTGAAATCTATAAGATTATATTCTTTTTTATAGCGGTCTAATTCATGAGCCAGAATACGCAATTTTTCAAACTCTACATCTTGAGTATGTTCTTTTAAATCATATTGTCTTTCAAAACTAATATTTCTTAGTTTTGCTAATTGAAGGATGCGTAAGTAATCACTCTTAGTATTAAAAATTCCTCCTTCTTCTTCGTCATATTCTAAATAATCCACATCAAAATCTAGCTTTGTTCCTAGATGCTGGTAATGATGGGGTTGCATAACATTTTCTTTTTTAATTCCTAATCGTCTAAAAGCTAATGAATGAAGGGTTCTAAAATAAGGAAGATCATCTTCACTTAAATTAAATTTTTCCATGGCTCTGTCTCGAGCTTCATAGGCAGCTTTTGTGGTAAAGGCAAAATAACCAATCCTATTTGGATCTGTCTCTTTTAAATGCTCGTCTACTTTATTAAGCATTGTGGTAGTTTTACCTGTGCCTGGTGGGCCTAAGACTATTGTTTTCATTAATAAGGATCCTTTGGTTTTAGTTCTTTAGGTTGATAAGGCGTTTCTATTCTTTCTAATGAACTTGCAACAATTACAGATATTTTCTTTTTTCCTATTGTCATTCTTTCTTCTTCACAGTTAAAATGTTCTTGTAACATCCGTTGTGTGAGTTGAGATTTTTCATCCCATTTTCTTTTTTGTAAAAATCCATGAAAAAATCTACTGAAGACAAAATAATGTTTTTTATTGGAGTGATAAACATTTCCTCGAGTAATATCTTCTTTGGTAGTAGTAGGTGAACTTCTGTTCGTACAAAATTCTTCCAAGTGATCTTGAAGTTGATCAATTTTTGAGGACCCTGTTGGTGGATCTATTTCTTCAAGGCCATCTAGGAGTCGTTGAATAAGTTTCTTCCATTCTGTTTTATTCACTGTGGGAAGAATGAGATTGATTTGTTCTAACACTGCTATTTGAAATAGTCTTTGGTCATAAAGAACTGTAGCACTTTCTAATCTTACTCTATCTCCATCTACATTGACATAGTAATAAGGAGTATCTAGTAGTATTTTTTGAAGATCACTAAGTATAGGAAAAACAGTATCTCCCCCTATGCCGTGAGTACGTGTTTTGCATAAAGCTTTATCACAATGACTGCACATGGGTTCTTCATTACATTTATAAAAGAATTCTTTTTTATTAGATCTTATTTTATCTTGAATAATTTTGTCTGTTAAAGGAACCTCAAAATAAGTGTAATTAAAATGATTTATTTTATCAGCCCAATCTTCTGGCCATTTTCTTTTTGCATATTGAATATACTGGTAAAGAACTCTATCTCTACCATCTTTTAATTTAGTTTGAGTTAATGATTCTATACATGGAGGACCATCCTTAAATTCAGAATCAGGTCTGTTAATAATAAGTTGTTCTAATTGTAATGGAGTAAGTTTATTTGTTTCATAAGCTTCAAAAAAACTATCTAGGGTAGCAGCTTCCCCATTCTCTAGAAAAGCATATCTTGTAGTTGTTTCACTATTAAAGTATGGCAAATTAAGAAAATTTCCGGTATCCTCTTCTGATTTTAATTTAATCTGTTTTGGAAAAACCTCGGAACCACCGTATCCTAAAATTGCACTAATAGATAAAAGTTTATTTCGCAGTAAGATGGCGTCTACATCTACTGTAGTAAATAAAAATACATGNGCACCTCCACTTTTAGATCTACATGTAATGATTGGAAGATTTAATAATTTAATTTTATTTAATAATTTTTGATGATTGAATCCTGCATAGCTATCAATATCAATACATCCCCATCGACATTGGTTATTTTCATTAATAGGGATAATTCCTAGACTTGGTTCAATTCCATTTAGATGATTTTCCCAAAGCTTTTGAGTTACAGGTTCTCGTTTAATAAAAGATTTACCTCTTATCTTTTGTCCATCGGTGCTTTTTTTATCTATATAAGTGACACCATGGGCGCGTTCTAGTCCTTTGAATATCTGTATAAATTTAGTTACCATAATTTTTGCGGGGCGGTTTAAGTCTCCCGCTGCCGCCCCTTATTCCTTCACAAAGGAAACTGTTAAAATGGTAGGTCTTTAGACTCTTCAGCTCCGTGCTTCGCTATTATTTCCCCTTTACTTATTTTTTCAGAAAAATTTTTAGCCATGTCATAAACTGATTTATCTTTAACAGGGCCAACTTTAGCATAAGTCCATCCAAACCATGTTCCTTTATCGTTAGTCATTTGAACAGTTCTTAGATTATAAATGTGGCTATATGTTGGCGGAGTAAATAAGCCATTCTTTCCCTGTAGTTTAATCCCCAGCATGGTCGTAAGCCATTTTCTACTCACAGATAATGATGTAGATTTCATAGAAATCAAAGCAGTTGATGGACTATCGCCCAGTAAGAACAAGAAATGATTAGCAGTCGTTTCAATATAATTACCGTTCGGTAACCTATCTTTATAAGACTTATCACGAGTTACTTTACTCATGATATTACTATCTGCTTTATGGATAGCAACTGGACCCCCAGTGCTTGTTCCACGATCTTGCCATTCTACATATTGTTTAAGGTAGTGACACGGTAATACATTTATACCTTTAGCACCGTCATAAAGTTCTTTGGTGACGCTGTTAAAAATCATACCGGCTTCTGCTCCCTTAACATACTTTCCATCTCTCTTATTAATTTCAGGAGATAGAGGCATCAAAACTTTCAAGAATGGTAACGCAAGATCTTCTTGCGTTATGTTTTGAGTACCTTTGTCTGCATCAGCTTCAAATATATTAATAGCCAATGCACCTTCTTGTTTTTTGATTACTTCTGTCGTGCTTCCTTCTTTGCTCATTGTTATTGTTTCCTTTTTATTATGGTTCGGTTTCCTACGAACACGTTAAAAATATCCGTTGGTATGTCTTTACCTGCCTCTGTACGCTCACGGACTAGCGCTTTCAGGGTCATAGGCTCAACCTTCAACTTTTGTGTTGGTTGATACCCTTGACCCTTCGCAAGGTTAGCATA